CCGTCAGAACTATGTCAAGAGCGACATCGGCAAATCCAAGGCGGAATGCCTCGCCAAGAGGCTGATGAGGATAAACCCGAAGGCGAATATCCAATACGAACTATATTAAAATCCAAATAAAATGAGGCAAAAATTACATCCACCTTAGATTATTTGAGAATAGTCATGCCTCCGTCCCCCGCCCCTCCCCCCGGGGGGGGTGGGCGCCCCCCCCTCCCCCCCTCTTTTTTCTCCCCCCCCCCGGGGGCCCCCGCCCCAGCCACAAAGCGTACATCACGAACGACATCCGGCACACGGCGTCGGGCTTTATCCTGGACGCGTGGCGGGCCGCGAGCAACGCATTCGCAGGCGCGAAGCTGAACCAGCGGATCACAGCCGACGTGAATTTCTATTCGGGCGCGGCGGAGGTTGACGGCGTAAGCAAGACAGTGACCATCGACACGACCGCCCGCAACATGAACAACTACACCTTGACCGGCTTCCTGCTCGCGCGGCGCACGGGGAACAGCTCGAACAGCACCGTAACCGCGACGAACGCCATCCCGGCGCGGCTTTACGGCTGCAAATTCTACAGCCGGACGGGCGGGCTGCTGCGCGATTACGTCCCGGCGAAAAACGCGGCGGGCGTGGCAGGGCTGTACGACCTGCTGCACGGCGGGTTCCTGACGGGCCCCAGCGGGACGGCCTTCACGGCGGGGGCGGAAATCGTGCCGCCAAAGGTGGCGGTCATGCTTACGGTAAGCCCGTCCGGCGGCGGGGAGGCGTGCGGCGCGGGCGAGTACGAGCCCGGTGAAAGCGTGACCGTCCGGGCCTCTCCTGCGTCCGGCTTCCGCTTCCTGCGCTGGGAGGAGCACGGCGCGCAGGTCAGCGCCGCCGCGTCCTACACCTTTCCGGTGGCCGCCGCGCGCAGCCTGACCGCTGTTTTCGAGCGCATCCCGACTTATACCGTCACGCTCACGGCCAGCCCTGCGGAGGGCGGCGCGGTGAGCGGCGCGGGCACCTACGCGGAAAACGCCCCGGCAACCGTCCGCGCGGCGGCGAACGACGGCTGCCGCTTCCTCGCGTGGTCGGAAAACGGCGCGGAGGTCAGCACTGCCGCAACTTATACCTTCCAGGTCACAACGGACCGGGCGCTGTCAGCGCTGTTCGCCCCGGCGGACGCCCCCGACCCGCCCGACCCGCCGGACACCCCGGAGCCCCCGTCTGCGCCCACCGGCCTGCGCCGCCGCGAGCTGTACGTCGACGCGCGGGATTTGCAGCCGGGCAGCGACCCGGACAACCCGCTCACGCCGGAGGAATACGCGGCGCTGCTCACCGTGCGCGGCGCTGAAAAGCTGGCGGAAAACCAGCTGGTGCGCTCGTTTGAAGCGGCCGTGCGCACCCTTGATCCGACCTACCGTCTGGGGGAGGATTTCCGGCTGGGCGACACGATCACGGTCACAGACGGGCGGCTCGGCGTGACGGCAAACGCGGTTGTGCGCGCCGCAGAGCGCACGGTCAGCGGCGCGGGCGAAGGGCTTACGCTGACCCTCGGTTACAGCGCCCCAACGCTGCACGACATCCTCAAACGAAAGGCAGGGAGATAAAAAATGGCAGTTTACGACGGTTTTTTCGACGCGGCGCTCGACGAAGCGACCGGAAAATACGACCGCGAATACGGAGCGGAGCACTTCACCGGCTATTTTGCGCAGCTGGCCGGTTCGGGCGTGTGCGTCTATCAGAACCCCGACAGCATGAAGGTGCGCATGGAGGGCGGCAGCGCGGTAGTTTCCCCCGGCTATCTGTTCATCCAGGGCTACTGGCTGCGCAATACCGAAGATTACACCGTCGAAATCCCGTCCTCCGGCATGTTCGCGGTCGCCGCCCACCTGAACCTCGGGCGGCGTATGATCGAGATCAGCCCGCAAAGCGTCGCGCAGGCGTACCCCGATTCGCTGGTGCTTGCGCTGGTCAGCGCCGAGGCGGGCACGGCGGAGGACACCCGGTACAATACCGATCTCTGCGGCGTGGTCGACGCGGCGGGCAGCCTGGCCGGGAAGGTCGAGTACGCGCTGCACTATATCGATACCGAGATCGAGGGCCGGCTGGAAGCCGCACAGCAGGCGATCGACGAAAAGGCGGCGCAGATCGGCCGGAAGATCGCCGAGGTGCAGGCCGTCGCTGCGCGGATCATCCCGCCGCCGGTCGGTTCCATCCAATTCAGCGCGTCGCAGGACGTGGGGCCCGAATGGCTGCACTGCGACGGACGGTTTGTCAGCGAAAGCGAGTACCCGGCGCTGGTTGCGGCGCTGGGAAAGCTTTCCCCCGGCGTGGAGGATTTCAGGGAACTGCTGCACGCGGAGGACGCGGAATTTATGTCAAATATCGTCGTTTCGGACGGTACGGCATGGGTTTACCTGCTGAACCGGCAGAAGCTGGTCGGCATCCAGGCCGGTTCGGCGCAAACGGTGACATACAATGTCTCGGTTTCCGGCGCGGGCTCCCTGCGGAAGCTTGCGAACGTGCCGGCCGTGCTTTCCATCTGCGGCGGCTCGCTGTATCTCGCGCAGTGGGGCGGCACGGCGGCGAACGCGCTGCTGCTCGAATGCGCACAGTGGGACGGCAAAACCTCCAGCATTACGGTGCAGGCGCTGGATGTGCCCGCAAAAATTTCAGCGGTGCCGGGCCTGCGCATGCTCGACCGCTTTGTCCCCAAGGTCGTGGATATTTACGGCACAAAATACCTGGCGTTCGGCCTGACGGCGGCGGCGGTATCGTCTTCGAATACAGAGTATGCCAGCCGCATCCATTACCTTTCCTGGACGGCGGGATCGTTTGCGGCCGCGGCCGCGGGAAGCTTCAACGCAAACCAGTATCGCCGTCAAAATGGCGGGTCGATGACCGAAACCGGATATTTCAAATCCATTATGCCCGCCGAAACGCTGTATGCGTTCAACCCGAAAAACGGAAACGACCTGCTGTTCAGCCGGGGGAGCTATGATTCGTATGTACACCCCACGACGGTAAACGGCGAGAGTTGTAATGCTGCCGCCGAAATCGATACGGCAATCCGCTCTTTTCACCAGAACATTTACGGCGATTATGAGCAGATCAGTACGGATAGCCAGGAAACGCAGGGCTTCCAAACGGAAGCCGAACTGTACGCCAGCGCCGCCTACAAAAAATTCCGGGCAGCGGACGATGTTGCAAAGAACGTCCTGCCGGTCGGGGCGGGCGGTGAGGTGCTGCTGCGCGCGGAGATCACCGGCGGGAAACTGCAATATGATATCGCGAAATACAGCCCGCGGACGGCGCTTTCGATCCATACCGCAGAGGTCCGGCTCCCCGCGAGGGCCAAGCTGTTTCCCGACTCGGTCGCTTACGCGGAGCTGAAGGGGCTGTGGTTCGTTTTTGTCGGCACTGGGCTGCTGTTTACAAGGACGCTTTCGTCGGGCGCGTGGGGCTATCTCGATACAACGGACGTGCTGGGGACGGTTGCGCTTTCCGGCAGCTTGGAGTATGAGCTGGACACGAACAGCCTGTACCTTGCCGGGGTGGATACGCTCGGCGCGCCGAGGGCCGCGCGGCTCAAGCTCCCCGAGCCGTACAGCTATGCCAATGACGGCGCGTTTCTGCCCGCCCTCGCGTCCGACGGCGTGCCCGCCTATATCAAGGCTTATGAGCCGGAAGGGGGCGGCGGCTGATGGCCCTTGCAAGCGGGTTCTGCTTGGCCGCGGAACTGTATGATTCACAGGACTTTTCCGGCGCGTTCCATGCGCTGGCGGGCGACGGGGTTGCCGGTTACGGCAGCGGTTTTTCGCTGGCGGTCAACGGGTTTACTGTGACCGTTTCCTCCGGCTATGCGTTCGCCGCCGGGCGCTGGCTGGAAAACCGGGAGCCGCTCGCGCTGACCATCCCGCCCTCCGGGAACACCGACGACCGCACGGACGCCGTCGCGGTACGAGTGGATTACGCCGCGAAAACGGCGGCGCTTACGGTAATCCCCGGCGTGGACGCGGGCAAATTACGGGAAAGCCCCGCGCTGCTGCGGGACGGCGGGCAGTATTGCACCCTGCTGTACCTGGTGCGCGTGCGGCGCGGCGCAACCACCCTTTCCCCGGACGATTTCGAGGATTTGCGGCAAAACCCTGCGCTCTGCGGGCGGGTTACGCCGCTTTCCGAGGTCTCCGGCGGGGCGCTGCGGGTGTACGGGTTCCTGACCTCCGGCATCGACCGGGAGGTCGCGCGCGTCCTCGCGGCGGGCGACCGGGTGCTTGCGGACGGCGACGCGCGGCTGAGGGAGCTCGACCGGGCCATCCGGCGGGCGGGCGGCGCGGCGGCGGTCGGGGAGGTGCGCTTTTCGCGCCGGAAGCCCGTGCCCGAAAGCGAGTGGCTGCTTTGTGACGGCGGAACCATCCCGGCGCAGTACCCCGCGCTGGCGGCGCTGCTGGGAGGGGCGCTGCCGGATATTTCGGGCGAAAACGATCGTTACCGCGCCTATATCTGCGGCGGGACGCCGGAAAGGGGGCCGGGCACATGACCCGGCTTTACGCGGACAAAAACCGGCTCGCTGTCCGGAAAACGGAAACGCTGACCAGCGGGTCTGTGCATGTGTATGCGGTACAGTTTTCCTTCTCGCCCGATTGGGACGGGATGGCCAAAACGGCGGTGTTCCGGGCAGGGGGCGGTTTCCGTTCTGCCGGACGGCGGGCAGGACAGCTGCGCCGTCCCATGGGAGGTCTTGCAGCTGCCGGGGCGGGTGCTGTACATCGGCGTTTACGGGGCGCGCGGCGGCAGCCAGTCCCGCTCTAACATGCCGCCCTATGACACCCGCTGTTACCTCATGAAACTGTGAAAGGAGACGCTGAAATGAACAATTGTGCAGCCGAGAACCGTATCGGGAAACCGTGGGAGGGATCAAAATGTCATACTTAACGAAGATGAAACTGGCGGTCACGGCGGCGCTTGTGGCGCTGAGCGCGTGGCTCGGAGTGCTGGCCGTGCCGGTGTATATCATGATGGGGGCGAGCGTGCTCGACTACCTGACCGGGCTGGCGGCAGCGCCCGCGCGGGAAGAAAAACTCAGCAGCTACAAGGGCATCCGGGGCATTGTCAAAAAAGTGTGTATGTGGTCGCTGGTGGCGGTCGGCGTGATGGTGGATTTGCTGCTCGGCTTCGTCGGGCTCACGCTGCCCGCAGGGGTGTCGATGGCGACGGTTGTTGCGGTGTGGATCGCGGCGAATGAGCTGCTCAGCATCCTCGAGAACGCTGCGGATATCGGCATCCCACTGCCGCGAAACCTTGTGAAATTAGTAGCGCAGATCAAAGAAACGGTGGAGGGCGAAAACGATGGGTAAACGGGTATTTATCGGGGTCGGGCACGGCGGCAGCGATCCGGGCGCGTGTGCAAACGGGCTGCGCGAGAGCGACGTCAACCTGACAATGGCGCTGGCGATGAAAACGGCGCTCGAGCGCGCAGGCGTGGCCGTCGGCATCAGCCGCACCCGCGACGAAAATGACCGGCTCGCTGAGGAAATCCGTGAGTGCAACGCCTTTGCGCCCGACCTCGCGGTCGAGGTACACAACAACGCGGGCGGCGGCGACGGTTTCGAGTGCTTCATCAGCGGCAAGAACCCCATCGCCCGCCAGCTCGCCGAGCGCATCGAGCGCGAGGTGAAGGGCATCGGGCAGAACAGCCGGGGCGTCAAAACCAGCACCACGCTCGGCTGGGTCAACAAGGTCAGCGCGCCCGCCGTGCTGTGCGAGGGCTTCTTCCTCGACTCGCCCGACCGCCTGATCGGCGACACCGCCGCCAAGCAGCGTGCGTTCGGCGAGGCATACGCGCGGGCCGTGCTTGCCCAGCTGGGCGTGCCGGAGCCCGCAAAGCCGCAGCCCGCGCCCGCCGTGCAGGCCGACCGGAAGCGGGTGCAGGAGCGTTTTTCCTTCGACGATTCGACGATGGATTTCCTCGACCGGCATCCGTTCCCAGCCGCCCTTTACGCGCGGCTCGCAGATACAAAATAACAGCAAAAGCGCCGGGGGTTATTCCTCGGCGCTTTCCTTGTTCATTGCTTCGTGAATGATGCGGTTGATAAAGCCATTGACGCTTTCGCCCTTTTCCGCTGCAAATGCCCGTATCGCTTCTTTATCGCCTTTGGGGACGGTCAAATTGATGCGGTCATAGGTTTTTGAGATCCATTTGTTTTTGCTTGCGGCGCTTGCGCGGCCTCCCATACAATCACCCCTTTGATAGCTATTATATCCCTTTATACGGCATTGCGCAAGTAAGCAAGATGAACAATTTCAACCTTAAATCTTTGTGCAATATTCCGTCTTGCTTAATTGCGTAAGTAAGCGTATAATAGAATTACAGCAAGGGAACAGCCCCACGCGAGTACATCAGGCAGGAGGTAGAAAGGATGGACAACGAAATGAGCATGACCAACGCACAGTATAACGCAATGTTGGAAACGCTGGCGCGGTTGATTGAAGCAGCCGCTAAAACACCGGCAGATGCTGCGCAAATCGTGCGGGATGCAAAAACCCCTGATAAATAGGGAATAGGCTCCCCAAGCGTTACCACACAACAGGGAGCCTAAGAAAACCAACGGCGGCTAGAGCCTGCCATCTGGCCGCCTTCATTATAACAGAGTAAGGCGAAAAACGCAAGGCCGAAAACCCTTTACGGAAGGAGGGAGGAAATGGACGAGATGGCAACCAATACCGAATACATCCTGCGCATGGTGCTTGAACTGATTGATAAGTGCAGTTCATTGGATGAGCTTCGGGAAGCAGTCAAGGCTGTACTTGACGAAGACAAGTAAAACGGGTAGCGGCTAACCCTTCCAAAGTGACCGCTACCCAAACGCACAAGGCGAGCCGGGAGCCTTGCCCCGGCCGCCTCCATTATAACAGAGTAAGGCGCAAAACGCAAGGAGGAAAATCATGAAAGAACAGCTTTTCAGGGTCGGTATTGAGCATAAAAAAACCGATGAACGCATCCGCCTTGAGGTCTGGGCAAAAAACGTGCATGAAGCCACCTACAGGCTGCACGGCGTAATCGGCTGGGACACACAATATCGCTGGATCGGAAGCCGCCCGGCATACGATGAACACGGCAGCGCATGACAAGAGAAGCGCCCACTTGGATGGTGCGGCTGGGTACATCGTGCGGTGGGACGGCTGTGAGGGCAGCCGTCAGGAGCTCCGATTTGGGCATGAAGAGGACGCGCAGCCGGAAGCCGCCGCCCTGAGAGCGGGCCGCGATTTCGTGGAAATTGTCCGGGAGGAATCGGAAAACGCCCCGAAAACAGGGGCGTTTTTTGTGTACCGATCCAATGCGTTACGGCGGATGGGAGGAGCACCCGACGGGCAGCAGTTCCGGAGAGTCCGCGAGCAGCTGGTAATAGGGGCGGTCAAAGAAGACGTAAGTGGCAAGGTAAATGACCGTCGTGCGGGCGTTGGCAGGGGGCTCGCCCGCGCGCCCGACGTACTGCTCTGTGCAGCCCTGCGCGGCGAACGCGTCCCAGCAGCGTTTTGCCAGCCGTTCGACGCTTTTTGCGGTCGTGGTGTGCTTCTGGAACAGCTTTTTCGAGGCGTCGTAGTAGACGTCTTTGTAAATGCTGAATTCGCGCAGCGGCTGCTTTTGGAGATACAGCCGTTCGGCGGTCAGCGCGACTGCACAGGCCAGCGGTTGGACGTCTGCGCGCGAAGGGCCCAGCAGCGCGCGCAGCAGGGTTTCGGATTTCTCGAGTAACGTCATAAAATACCTGCTTTCGTTGAGGCGGGTGGATGGCTGCGGGGAGAATGGGCAGGCGCGGTGATTGGCCGTTCCCTGCGGCGGGGTGCGCAGCAGCGGACCGGCGGATGCCGTTTTCGCGGAGACCGGCAGGCGGTCACGGGCCGTCGTCCGCGCCCGGCGTGCAGAACAGCCGCAAGATTGCCAGCAGCCGCCCCTGCGTGCGCGTGTCCAGATCGCTGAACGCCGGCTGGAAGACCGAAAGCGGGAAGCTGTCGCGGCTCACAGGGGGCTCTGCAAAGAGCAGCGCCAAGGATACGCCAAGCGCGTTGCTGATGCGCTGAAGGGTTTCCAGTTCCGGGTTCGCGCGCCCCGCTTCCAGGTCGTTCAGCTGCCGCATGTCCAGCTTCGCCTCGATCGCGAACCGGAATTTGCTCAGCTGCGCCGCTTCACGGTACTGCTTCAGGTTCCTGCCCAGCGTCTTGCAGGATTCGATTTCGTGCTGCCGGTTTTTCGTTGCTGCCATGGTACATTCTCCTTTGTATGTACCATACGACAAAATTCGCGCGCCAGCTATGGGGTGGGTCCTGGATATACTCCGGGCGGTGCGTCAGTTGGTGCGTCAGCAGTACGCGGTATGCCGCTGCTGCCCACGCGTTTCGCCCGTTCAGATAGCCTTGGTAAGGAAGAGGTCGACAGTTCGAATCTGTTCAACAGCTCCACATCTTGCACCATCGTTAAGTAGGTGAAAAGCCTGTTTAGCGGTGGTTTTTTGTATTTTTTGGGGGCGGTAAGAACGGGACGGTTTGTCGTATGGCGTTTGATTTTCAGGGTATGGGATTGGGGTTTCGAGGGGTTAAAACGGTCTCCGGTGCGTCAGCTGGTGTGTCAGCTGCGGTGCGGTAAAACGCGTTGAGCCGGGCGGCGGCGCCCAGGGTCATGGACTGGTCGACGTGGGTGTAGATTTTCGCGGTCAGTTCGACGCTGCTGTGCCCCATCAGGCGGCTGGCGGTGACCAAGGGGACGCCAGACCGGGCGAGGTCAGTGCAGTATGTATGGCGCAGGTCATAAGGCGTCAGCGGGGGGAGCGGCTCCGGCAGCGCCGGGATTTCGCGGCGGGCAGCCATCGCCCGTTCGGTTTCGGCCATTGCGGCGGCAAAGTCGGCCCACAGGGTGCGCAGGCTCTGTTTGGTGTGGCGTTTGCCGGTCGGGAGGTGCGCGCGGGTGCGGTCAAATTGGGTGAACAGCGGGCGGTCAGGCGGCAGCGCGCCTGCGCGGGGAAGCAGGGGCGTGAGCGGCTGCGGGATGGGCACGCTGCGGACGCCCGCCCGGCTCTTGGGGGCCTTGATCTCGTTGGTGCGCCCGTCGAGCGCCTTGCTGACGTGGATCAGCCCGCCGCGCACGTCCCTGGCATCCAGCGCCGCCGATTCGCCGGGGCGCAGCCCGGTGTAGAGCAGCAGCAGCACCCACGGCCCCGCCCGGTGGGTCTCCGCCGTGCGCAGCAGGATTTTCCGCTCCCGCGCGGTCAGCGCCCGGTGGCTCTGCGGCGCGGCGCACTGGGGAAGGGTCAACGCCCGCGCCGGGTTGTCCTCAACCAGCCGGTTCTCCTGCGCCGAGCGGAACAGCCGGTTTGCCGTTTGCAGCGTGTGCTTGACCGTATCCAGCGACTTGCCCTCCTCTGCGAGACGGTTCAGTACCTGCTGGAGATGGATCGGGCGGACCGCGTTCAGCTTCATGTGCCCGAGGTGCGCGCACAGATGGTTCGCCAGGATGCCGCGGGTGCGCTCGAAGCTTGCTGTGCGCAGGTTGCTGTTGCAGGTGCGCAGCCACTCCTGCGCCCAGTCCGCAACCGTCATTTCCGGGTGCAGCAGCGGCGACTTGTTTTCCAGCTCCCGCAGCTTGTCCTGCATCTTGCGGCTTAATTCGTTCGGGTTCTTTGACCGGACCGCGTACCGCTTGCCGTTGTAGCTGAAGTTCAGACGGTAGAGGCCGTCCGCGCCTTTTTTGGGTCGTGCCATTTTGAAATTACCCCTTTTTTTTATCCGAAGGTGTGATAAAATAGGGGTATTGAGAGTGTGAGAGTTTTCAGTACCCCTCGCAATCCCGCTTGGTGCGCCGACACCGGGCGGGATTTTTTATAAACCAGCCAAGTTATTTTTCAGGATTTTGCAAACGGTTTTCCTCTGCGAGACGTTTCTCTTCCCGTTTGGCACGTCGTTCTAATTTTTTGATATCTTCTTCTGGTGGGAGGTTTTCTGGTTCAATTCCTCTCTGTATCAGCATTTTGCGTACGCTTGAATTGTTTTGAATATGTTCCTCTGTGATGGGAGGTTCTCCAAACAAGTCCTTCTGCTCTATATTCAGATTGGTCATTTCTGTCGCAAGGCTTTTTGCCGCGATTGTAACAGAAGGAAGCTTGTCCGCAAGCGCACCGCTCTTGATACCATATTTTGACTTCATATCCTGCGTGGTATATCCACCGAACAGCGCTTGGTCGCCTTTTGAGCGGATACGCCCAAAACCGGGATCATCCACACCGCGTTCATAGATGCTTTGGGATAACCTTTTTTCTGCATCCCTTAATTGATCACGCAATTGGAGCCGATGTATGAGCTGCAAGCGTTCTTCTATGAGTTCCTGTTTTCTCGTTTGAACCGCAAAATAGCCTTGTGCAAATGCAATTTCATTTTTCGCACTGTCCCCATTCATTGCAATCAGGTAACAGGCATATCGGGTAAGCAGGAAATCCTCTATCTCACGTTCAGCGCCAGACCCGATACTGACCATTTTCCCCACCTGGAGAAAATGCTCGGTATCGACAGCCCCGGTTGTCTGACAGGATGTTTTCGCCTTATCAATTACTTTCTTGAACTTATCCCATTTCACGTAGCCGAGGACTGCCTGCAATTCACGGGCTGTCCAATATTCTTTTCCGTCATCGGTGATGTGAACGATGGTGTCAAAAGCGATTTTCAGCTTTGCAATCAGTTGTTTTTCCATCTTATGCAGATCCTTTCCTCTTTGCCGCCCGGTTGGGCGGCGTTTTATTTTACAATCCGAGCAGCTGCCGCTTTTTTGATTCATAATCGCGCTGTGTGATAAGCCCTGCACGCAGCAGTTCCTTTAGTTCGGTTAGCTGGGTGGTCAGGTCGCCGCCGGACACACCGCTGCCTTTTTGCTTGACTCGTTCTAGTGCGGCGTGAACCGCATGATAAATATTTTCCGCGCTTTTGACGTCAGCGCATTTTACGTTAAAGGTTTCCTTGATCGTATCGACGGTGACAATCCCCTTCAAAAAGGATGTGTTTAGGGTAACGTCGTTCACGTTTTCCAAAGAAATGGTTTGAAAGATGCTGCCGATCAGCTTCTTTTGCGCAAGGATGAAGCGCTTATTGGTAACTGCGTAAGCAAAAATATTGTCGTGCTGAGTGGCTGAAATGTAGTTGTGGAATCCAATGAAAACAGCCAAGACCTGTTCGTTCGGCGCGAACGCTTCAGCAATCAGCCGCAGATGTTTCAGGTCCCAGCTCTTGGAGATTCCACTTCCGAGACGATTTTCCTGACAATATGTATACATCCCTTCGGCGGTTCTGGGAGGCTGCGGCGATGTTTTGGGAGATAAAAGCTGGGCCATTGGCGTCATACAACCCGGGCAAATCGGCCCCTGGTCAGAAATCTGTTTCCCGCATTTGGGGCAGTTGATAAGTGCCATAATGCCGTTCTCCTTTTTGGTGTAATAATCTTGGGGTGCGCGAGTCAATCTTCCGGAATATCAATGGTATAGCGCTTTCGTTCCAAATAATAGGTCAGCGCGAAGGAAATGAAATCCTCCGGGACGCCAAAGTACTCGGCCAGCTCCCACTTTTCCCGTATCCCGTCCAGGATTGCTTTGCGCAGTTCCTCAAACGGCAGTACCTTTTGCACGGCCCACACATCCGCTTTGTATTCCCGCTTGCCTCGTAAGTCAAGCGGGCTTTTTGCGTTGTAGAAACCGCCGTATTCACAATGCCCTAGTTCATGTGCCAGTTTATAGGTCTCGTCGGCGGCTGATTTGATCTTGCGCGGGTCAATCGCGATGGCATTGGCCCCGCAGACCGGCATGGAAAGGGTTTCGAGACGGCCAAGAGGGAAATAGTCGATGTCGATGCGGTGCGCTTCAGCGTACCGGCATAATTCTACAAATTTGCTCAAATTATTGTCCTCTCCTTTTTTGTTCCAGTTTGAAACGGGCGTAGGCTTTCACATCTTCAAGCATCTCCTCGGTGATTTCTTCATGAGAGCCAAAAAGGGCAAACATGAGATCCTCCTCCTTGGTAGTTTCATCGTTGTAAACGGTTTCCTCCGCGTTTTTCATCAGTTCTTCTACGGATACGCCGAAATACTGTGCGATCCTACGGCGGTTTGCTTCTGTGGGTGTCGATTTTTTCCAGCGGGTCACGACCGATTTCTGAAATCCCATTTCTATCGCTGCCGCGCTTGGGGATATCCCCTTTTTGTTGCAAAGGTTTAAAAAGTTGCTATAGAACACAACTGGCATCCTCTCTTTTTTTGTGCAATATGAACAAAGTTGAAAAAGTTCGCACTTTACCCTTGCAAGTTGAATGTGTTTACGATATAATGCGATTGTGGTTGAAAGAGTAAACGGTGTAGCGCAAGGGATATAGCGTGGTTGTTTTTGTTTGGCGACTTAATCATACCACAAACTGTTTACTTTTTCAACTGCAAATCAGAAAAAAGGAGTTGAAATTATGTCCAAAAAATGGACGGGCGAATTAGTCGGTTTGCTGCATGACTACAAAATTACGCAAAACCAATTGGCTGATCAGCTGGGTCTGTCCTTCCAGTATGTCAGCATGGTGCTGCGCGGTCACCGCGCCCCGCCGGACGCAGAGCAGCGTTTTCGGGCGGCACTTGACGCGCTGATCTCTGCGCAATCCCATTCTACCACTTCACATGTCCGATAATCTGGACTTTCACAGAATGTTTACAAATTATTTTCGGCGCGTGAAAAAAGCCGCCAAGGTGGGCGGCGGGAAGGGGGTGAAATGTCTATGGCTGTCGCATATCCTAACCTAATTGGCGAGATTGCAAAGCGGGGCATGAAAAAGAATGCAATCGCTAAGCATCTCGAGATTTCCGACCGGGCGTTATATAACAAGCTGGCTGGCGAGGCGGATTTTACATGGCCGGAGGTTCTGGCTGTCCATACACGTTTTTTCCCTGACATTGCTCCAACGACGCTCTTTGCCCGGGCGGGGCAGGACACGGCTCAGGGGGTGAGTTGTTGAAAAAGCTCTATAAGGAACGAGAAGACAAATGTTGTAAAGGGTGGTTTTGAGAAAAACCGCCTAATACAACAAAGCGGTAGCTCGTTTGTGGTGATCGATACGGCGCAGGGAGGTGAAAGAGGCGATACACTGGCAGAAAAAGCCCAGACAGTGTACCGCCGTTCGTTTCCCTGCTGGTACAAGCAGACGCCGGAGGCGGCTTTATCCGAGGGCTTGGGGGCTGCGGCCACCAACAAGCATGCGCCGGGTATATACCGGCGCATTGCTTGCCATTACATTCTGTTTGCCTGGATCTTCGTCATGAGGGCTTCTTGTAAAACCTGGGAGAAATTGATGCCCATAGACACCGCGCGTTCGTTGAGCCAAGCCGGGATTGTCAAAGTTTTCTTGATTGCCTTTGTGTCCTGATACTGGTTGATGTCACATGTGACCAAAGTAACGAAGCTGTCACCACCAGAGGGAACCGTCGACACATCAGAAGGCGGGACAAGCTCCCGGTTCTCTTCCAGCAGCGTCAGCAGATACCCGGCAAGGGCTTCTTGGGCGCAGGCCATGGTTTCGTTGAGCGTTCCCCCGTAAGTCTGGCAGCCCTCCAGATCGGGAAACTCAACCCAGTAAGCGTCATCCTCCTTATGGAAAACTGCGGGATAAACGAACAGCATGATACTACCTCCAATCAGTTGAGGAGCGGGGCTTATTTCAGCCCCGTCCTCTTCAGTATGGCGTTTAGTAAGCCGGTAGGAACATCTTTTCCGTGGACTGGGATGGTTTCGATTTTGCCATCTTTCTGCATGATGTGATGGCTTCCGTGTATCCGCTTGACTTCCCAGCCGTTTTTCTTGAGCAGATTCAGCAGGTCTTTGTCTTTCATGCTCCCCCCTCCTTACAATTATATTATAGCACGTGCTATACGTGTTGTCAAGAGGGATTTTGAGGTTTCTCTGAAGAAAAGGATTTTTCTATATCATCCAGCGAATTGATAAAGGCAAGCACGGCTTTAACCTGTTCGTCATTCATCTTCTCCAGTTGAGCAAGCGCCCTCTGATGAAATTCAGATAAAGATTTATTCTTGCTGATTTGCTTTAGTTTTGGTTCTTCACCATTGAGTATCCAATCAGCGTGATAACCATATTTTTCTTCAATTAGTGTTGCAAGAGATTGAGAAAGCCGGATATTCGGGTCTTTTAGGAGCTTAGATATATAGCTTTCTGTTACACCCAATTCAGTTGCCAGTTGTTTTTGCTTTAGCTTATTTTCCTGCAATATGAGTTTTAATCTATCGCATTGGTTCATAGTAGCACCCCCTACAAACCATACCATAACAAAAAAACTTGAATAAGTCAAGAAAAATATCTTGACAATCGGAATGAGTTGATTTATACTTGAACCATTCAACGGCAAGAAAGGAGGATTAGCATGAACGAAGTGTGCAGAAACGTGGCCGCAGAGAAAATTAAAGAAATGCCTGTAGAACGGGTAATTTGCGCTTGTAAGAATTCGCTTAACATTCCAATCCAGCGCAAGTCGATGGCTTTCTTCTCCTTTAAGCCGCTGGTAGTCTTTGATGATATAGAGCTTGAATTCCGGGGAAATCCAGGAGGCAAATTCAAAAGCGATGTCCTTATGCGCAAAAGTACCTCCGCCGTATCGACCTGATTTTGAGATCAGTCCAATCGCGCCCGTCTCTTTTATCCATTTCTGAGGAGATAGTACAAACGCATTTGAACCTGCGTCAGTTTTAAACTGGTCGAATTCGACCAGTTTAAACTCTGGGTTGTTCAACTGCTCCCAAAGGCCTAAAAATTCGATTGTACTTCTGATTCGGAGCCAATTTTTTACAACGTCAGCAGGAAATTCAGGGTTTTTATGCCTTGCAATATCCGTCAACGATATATAATCGTCCTCGCTCCCTACCATAGTTACAACGGAAATGTCCACACCGTTGGCATGGATCATGCCTTCAACTTTTGCGGTTGCCAATAATAATCTCCTCTCTATTTCTCCGCCCGTGGCGGTTGGTCACTCAAAATAGCTGTCGTCGCACACGCCCAGCACCAGGCCCTGGCACCTGATATCCTCACGCATTGGAATCGGGTCATATTCTGGGTTATGGGAGATCAATTCTCCGTCACCCAGTTCCTTGATCCACTGCTTTCCATCCATAAGGAATACCCCGATTCTCCCAACAGGGATTTCCTCGCAGGAGTGAACAAAAACTATATCCTCATTGTGATAAGTTGGCTCCATACTGTCTCCGCTAACCGGAGCAATGTAGGAGGTCCCCCGGGGCGGTTCTTTGACCAAGGTGTAGTTCTCAGGATATTCCTGTCCTGCTTCTTGGCCGGTTCCTGCGCTCAGAGGCATGGAGTATCCGGGAACGCTGAACCGGATGACCTTCTTAAAGTCAATCATATCCCCGGCTTCCATCTGCTGCCGTTGTTCCTTTATCGCTGCGGCCCTGGCCGCTTCACACCGCCGGGATTCCACATTCAAAACACCATTCACCGCTTCCTTCCCGAATGGGTCAAGGAGGCGGTATTTTTGTATGTGGGCATTTTCCTCGCTTGATAAATTTTGTCCATCTTCACTTTCTGAAAAATCGCACGGAACATCATACCCTTGTAACCATAAAGTGTTAATTGATAGCTTTTCTGCCAGTTCAATAGCAGTATCTATTTTTGGTATTCTTTGCCCTAACTCATATCGGTTGAGTGTTTGCGCTGGACAGCCGGTCTTTTCTTCCATGTCAGCTAACGTCCAATCCATACGTTCCCGATATTGCTTTATTCTTTCAGATATTTTGGAAACCCGCTTCACTTTCCACACCCCCTTAGTACGAAACCATTGTACCACGTGATTTCACCAAATGCAATAATTTTTTCAAAAAAACTATTGACATAATCACCGGACTGTGATAGCATTAAATCACCAAACGGAGATGAGGGGGTGACTTGCATTGGACACAAATTTGCTGAGGGGCGAAATTGTTGCAAAATACAGAACACAATTAGCATTTGCAGACAAAATCGGGTGGCATAGGAATAAAGTAACCAAAATGCTTAACGGCGCATATAAGCCGGATACCGATGAAGTGGCATCCATTGTAGATGTTCTTGGCTTAGATGAAAGACGCTATTGTGATATTTTTTTGCCCAGGAAATCGACAAATGGTGATAACGCGGTAAAGGTGTAAAAGGAGGCGAGATAGATGGACAAACATACCACAGAAATTGCCACGCAGGTGGCGGATATCGTTTCTAAAAGCGGATTAACGCCTTTTGAAATAGAGCTTATGTTCCGGGATATTAGGGGGAATTTGACCATAGGCGGTTACAGGCCTTTTACCCCAGACTAAAAATAAGACACCCGAGTGGAAGTCGGGTGTCTGTGGTCAATCTGAAATTGCCGCTTCTATGTCTCGGTAAAAATGGCTGATAGCGAGCGCTTTCTTTTCATTCTGGCTCAAAATGGTTATCTCATCCTGTGAGGCTTGAAATTCCGGGAATGAGATGATTCCTTGATTGATGGCAGCTACTGTTAGTTCTTTAGCAACGCTTTGTACATCCATCGAAAATCCCTCCTTTCGGCGAAATCTTACCATATTTCGGGGAGAAAATCAACAGTTTAATTTCACGACTGACTAATTGAAGTAGCTCCAGGACATGATCGGCCGTTCCACAGACTATCTGCTCGGTCTGGACACCGGCCAGACCAGCGCCTGACCATGATAGCCCAGGCCGGGGCGTGAGGGCGGCGGAGCGGGATGGGGAGACGGCGGGGAGGGGGTGAGGAAATGCTCAGTTTATTTTTCTTTTGCACAACGGTTGTGTGTGCGGTCGGATGGCTCCTGTATTGGGTTGGAGTGGCCGCATTGGCCAAGTACATGGAGGAAAAGGGCTACAGGCCCCCATCTGACGAAGAAATGAGGGCCTGCACTATGTACGTATGGAAAAAGCTGCTGCATATACGGTGACTTGAATTAAGGCAATCCGAATTGCGCCTTAATCAGCGATGTTATGGTAGCAGCAGCGATTTGAGTCAATCCTTGCAGAGAGTTTGTCCCAATTTTCCCAGCGACGGACTTCACTCCGCTCCACACTTTATTTTCTCGAATGTTAGTAATCTCTCAGGCAGGAAAAACTCGAAACCGTTTCTGCCCCCAATTCTAGAAAGGCCTGATAGGAGTCGTGTTCCTCTAAGGCAAGAAGGATATCACGTACACAATCTGGATTTAGTTTCATTTAATTTGCCCCCTTTTTCCCATAGTGTACCACGAAAATTGAGGAGGCGCAAGGACGGAGCAGGATACCGGCCAGTCTACCGCGTGAAGTATCCCATAAACCGGACTATTTGGAGGGGGGTGATTACCACGCAATACCCGAAAATTACACTTGCGGCGGCAAGAGTAAACGCCAATCTGACACAAGTAGAAGCGGCGGACTTACTTGGTATATCGAAAGAGACGCTCCAGAATTACGAATCCGGCAAGACTGTGCCTACCGTGTTTCTGTGCAGAAAAATTGAGGAAGTATATCGGTTCCCCATTGCGCACATTCGATTTGGAGCAGAGGGTGCTTTAAGCGGTACATAGGAAGGGGGTAATTTCAGTGAGCAAAGAGGTTTGCAAGGAACGAAATGGTGGCGGACCAATAGTAAACAACAAGGCCGCCGATAATTGTAACCAGCAAAGCGGATATGAATCCTCGAATAGCTCCCTTTCGTTCCGCTATTTTTGTGCGATGTTCTTCGGCGCTCTTATAGGCAGCATACTCGGAACGGTACTGGTCAAAATCCTGACGCAGTTTCTTTAATTCTTCAAGTTGTTCCATAAGGGGGGAGTTTTCAAACTCTTGTAGTGCGTCCTCACCCAAGGCCGTGATTTTCCAATACTCCTGGATGTAGGTCATAGTGTATCCGTCTCCATTGGTAGCTTCTTTCCGTTTCACAATTCGGATAAGCCCATAATGAAGCAAAAGTTCTTCTCGCTCGGTCAACTTTTTATCGTACTTTACCAGCCCATTACGGAACCGCAAAAGGGCCTTGTAGTTTTCTTCTGAAAGCATATTCGGTCACATCCTTCCACCTAATTCTATCACAGGCGGATGGAGTGGCGCAAGTTCTAGCAAGGCAGCGTGTATTACATCCCTGACTAAGGCAGAACGGGAAAAATGTTCGATGGTGTTGTGGAGGAATTTCTCAAAAATCATTAAGGAATTTGTCTATAGAGGTTTCTGTTTCGCCTTTACGGAGCAGGACAGCGCCTAGTCATGATAGCACAGGCCAAGACCGATAAGACGGACTTTTAAGCGTTACAGAGGTAGGTTCATTTTCCATCCTGACGCAAGCTGGACAACCCTTTGCTCATATCTATGGGACAGATCAAGGAGGCGATTTTATGGAAAATGAAGAAATGGACGTTTTCGCAAGAGCCTTGCTGTTTCTGTACAAAACCGCACTGGAGGAGATAGGAGTTGCAGCAGACTTGCGGGTAGTGCGTCGAAACCCAGCCGATGAAAAATAAAACGCCCCCGCCAGTGCGGACACACCAGTGAGGAGGTGAGATGATGAACGCTGCTGATATTCAAAAGGAACTGCGTGAAACCCTGCTGGAGTTTGTGAAGCGGGCCAGCGAAAAAGATGCAACCGCCGCAGAGGTGGAAGCTCTACCGGCGGTTGCGAAGGTGCTGAAAGAGATGGTCACTTGACTTCGGTGTCTTGTGAGAGTTTTAAAGCTTTGTTGTAGATTGTCTCAAAGAAATCCGCTACACATTCTCCGTTTTCTTTGTCAATTCTGAGGTTTGTCCCGCTTAGGCAAGCGATAGCGATTTCTTTTGCGGCGTTAAAAGCAAAGTGATTGATTGGCTCCATATTATCACCTCCTTCCCGCCCACATTTTACCACAGGGCGGGAATGGGGGCAAGGCGTAGCACAACAGCGATACAGAGAAAACCAATCACGATTTTGGCACAAATTGGACAGCCATTCCAGCATAGAAATAGAGGATAAGGAGGCGGTTTCATGGCACCTAAAGCATATTCAAGCGCAACTCCGCTGGAGGCGGCAAACGCTCTTGCGCAGGCACTACTTATCCTCCGCCGGGAAGAGGCTGAGCGGATGGGATTCAAGATTAAAGAATCTATAAAAGTAGTCCGCATTGATGATCAGGAGGAGGTGACACCATGCGAGAGCTTTTGCGGAGCAAGGCCCGTGCAGCGATGCGGCGGGCGGGCTACACCCGGCTGAACAAGCCGACTTACAACCAGCAGGGGCGGGGCTCCGGCTCCGGCTACGGCTACGGCGACGGCTAAGACAGCAAAAGCCCCGTCCGGGTGCAACCGGGCGGGGCGGACCGAAAACCCTACGAAATCGGCCTTGTACTTTGATTATAGCGCAAGGCTGCGAAGAAATCAAGTTAAATCTTATGTCTTATTTTGAAACTACTCGTTTTGTTACAGATTCTGAAAGCGTTTTGGCCTGCCAAGGGGTTAGTCGTTCAACAATGATTCCGTCGATTCCAGACACAGCGCCGTGTTTGCTTTCTTTTACTGCATGGTCTTTTGGGATACCGAGCTTTTCCATTTCGGTATAAATAGCTTCGTGGAATGCAGGCGGAAGCCCGAATACAGCCACGACATACGGATGGTCCGACTTTCCGGTCAGATAGTCAACAGATACATCGAAGAAATCAGACAATCTCAAAAGTATAGAGAGAGTTGGCTCGTTTTCACCTGATTCATACCTTTGTATTTGCTTCAAAGTAACTCCAATTTCTTTTCCAAGGGAGGTTTGACTAACTTTTTTTGCTTTCCTTAGTTCTTTTAGCCGTGTCGAAAAATCCATAATATTTCCTCCAAAAATAAGTGTTGACAATGAGACGAATACGTCCTATAATGAGTGCAGAAATAGGACGTAAACGTCTCAAGAAGGGAGGGCGCATGAACGAGCGTTTACGCAATAGGCGGGAACAGCAGGGTAAAACACAGCAGGAAATAGCTGACCTTGCAAAGATTTCGCTGAAAAGCTATCAGCGTATTGAGAAGGGTGTGCAAGACCCCTCTGTATCGGCTGCGATTTTGATAGCTAGGTCACTCAAGAGCACAGTGGAAAAGCTCTTTGGATAAAGGATAACACGACACGAGCAAAAAAACAAGGAGGAAAGCAAAATGGCAATGACCGCAAAAGTAGAGAACTATCTGAACACACAGAGGGGAATGACCAGAAGTATCTGCGTAGACCGGAGCGAAAGAGCATGTGTCAACTGCATTTGGTTTGAGCAGCACTATCGGGAGAATCGAGGAAATATCAGGATGTATACCCCTATCAGCTCCGGTTACTGCTTGCTTCATGAGCAGAAAAAGGGCGCTCTGACCCAACCTTGCAAAGATTTTGAGACAAAAGAAGGCCCCGCCTGACGGCGGGGAAAGGAGGAATCCATGAACAAATTAACAGACCGACCGCCCATGAGCCGGACGGACAAGCTGTGTCTGGCGGCGCTGGCGGTGATTCTGGTGACAGTGACTGTTTACTACGAGATGACAGAGGGCGCGGCAATCCGGGCCGCAGAGGCGGACAAGTCCCCCGTGGAGGTAGTGGCGGTTGCCCCGCCTATTGACTGCACACGTCTTGCAGAGGCCGTGGAGGCCATGCGGGCGGAGCAGTATGACGAGGCCATCCCCCTTGACCGGGAACTTCAGGCGGTGCTGAGAGCGGCATGTGAGGCGGATAATATACCGATGTGTCTGGTGCTTGGGCTGATCGAGGTCGAGAGCGGGTTTGACCCGAAGGCGGACAATGGCCTTTGCAGAGGACTTTTTCAGCTAAACACAAAGTATTACCCATCAGACCTCACTCCCGCCGAGAATATCCAGGCGGGGGTGGCCCATCTGGCGGGGCAGATCACGCGGTACGATGGAGATATTCCGGCGGCTTTACGGAGCTACAACAGAGGCTATGACGATGGCGATAGAGCATACGCACGAAAAGTTATAGAAGCCTCGAAGAAATGGGGGAATTTATGATGCTAACCTTTAAGGGCACTGACAAAGAAATGAAATGTCGTGGTGGTTTTCAGTATGAGATTGGGAAAACTTACACGGATGACGGAGCTATTCGATGTGAGGATAAGGGTTTTCATTCCTGTGAGGTTCCCATGGATGTTTGGTCGTATTTTGCGCCGACGGATAGAAGACGTTTTTTCTCCTGTGAGGCAGATGGAGAAATTGACCGAAGCAATGAGGACAGCAAAATTGCTTCAAGCGAGCTTACATTGAAAGCGGAGATTGGAATTTTAGGAATCATAAAAGCCCAAATTGAGTACATCAAAAAACTTGCGAAAGGAAATATAGCCCTGGGTGACAGCGGCCACGCCGCCGCACAGGGGTACAGGGGCCACGCCGCCGCACAGGGGTACAGGGGCCACGCCGAAGTGCATGGAGAACATTCTATTGCGGCTTCATTTGGGATTGACGGAACCGCGATGGCTGAGAAGGTAGGATCGTGGCTTACGGTCTATGAGTGGGAAGAAATCGATGGAGAATGGGATATCAAGGATGGGAAATGTGCCCTGGTCGACGGCAAGAAGGTCAAGCCGAATGTTCGGTACAAGCTTAAAAACGGCGAATTTGTGGAGGTAGAGGAATGATGCACCCCACCAACCCGACCGGGTATTTCAACGCTCCGGAGCCGCCGCTGGATGAACCGGAGCCTGTATGGGATGAACTATGTCAGGTCTGCGGGTGCCGGCTCAATATTTTCGACCCTGCCCCGCTGTGCGGGGTATGTGCAAGGGAAAACGAGGGAGATTAGATGGAAAATTTAATCGTTGTTAAGCAACTCCCGATTATTGAAGAACAGCTGCGGACCTTAAAAGAGAGATGGGAGCAGCGGGCGTTTGATGCCGAAAGCATGGTTTGTACATTGGACACCGTCCAGGCAGTAAAGGAATTTCGGGCGGAAATGCGGAAGGAGTTTGAGGAGGCAGAGACGCTTCGGAAGGCGGCAAAGAAGGCCGTTATGGAGCCCTATGATCAGCTGGAGGAGGTCTATAGGGAGTGTGTGACCGCACCGTTTCAGAAAGCTGACCAGTCCCTTTCTGGAAAAGTCAGCGAGGTAGAAGCGGAAATCAAAGCCCGCTGTGAGGACAAACTGCGGGACTATTTTTCCGAACTGTGCGCCGTCCACCACCTTGACTGGCTGACCTACGAGCGGGCCGGGATCAAAGTGGACATGGCTTCCGCCAAAGCCAAGACGCCCAAGAGGTTGATGGAGCAGCTGGCATTCTTTGTGGCTGGTGTGGCGGAGAGCGTGGACCGGATCAACACCCTGGAGGATGCCGGGGAAATCATGGTGGAGTACCAGAAGACGCTGGACGCCGCCGGGGCAATCTGCACCGTTAAGGAGCGCCACAGGCGCATAGAGGAACAAAAAAAGTTCCGGGAGGCCCGAGAGACTATTCGGGCGCAGGAGGCCGAATCCGTCCGCCGGGTGGAGGCGGTGGCCCCGCCGGCGGTTATGGAAGTGCCGGAGCCTGTTTTCAAATGTACATTTACCGTCAGGACGACGAAATCCAAGCTTCGTAAGCTGAAAGAATTTTTGAATATGGAGGGCATCCAGTATGAGTAACACCACAGCGGCCCAGCGCCCCGCCTTTTCTGCAATGATTTCCACCCCGAGCTACCAGAAGCTTATCAACAACACCATCAAAGACCCCAACCGAGCGCGGCGGTTTGTCTCCGCCATTATCAGCGCCGTGGCGGTCAATCCGGCGCTCCAGGAGTGCACGCCGCAGACCATCCTGTCCGGTGCTCTGCTGGGTGAAAGCCTGAACCTTTCCCCCTCCCCCCAGCTGGGGCAGTATTACCTCGTTCCGTTCAAGGACAAGAAAAATAATTGCACCAATGCTCAGTTTGTGCTTGGTTACAAGGGACTGATTCAGCTGGCCCTCCGCTCCGGACAGTACAGGCGGTTGAATGTCGTTTCTGTCAAGGATGGAGAGCTGCACGGCTGGAACCCTATTACCGAGGAATTCTCTATCGTTCCTATCGAGGATGAAGAGGAGCGCGGAAAGGCCCGTACAGTTGGCTATCTGGCTTCCTTCGAATATCTGAACGGGTTTACCAAAACCATCTACTGGAGCAAGGAGAAGATGGTCACCCACGCTGACCGCTACAGTGCGGCATTCAGCAAGGAGGCCACGAACGGCCGCTATCCAAAAGTATCATTCGCCGACTACGAAGCCCACAATTACCCCGCAAAGGATGAATGGCTTTACTCCTCCTTCTGGTACAAGGACTTCGATGGAATGGCTCACAAGACCATGCTGCGGCAGCTGATCAGCAAGTGGGGTGTTATGTCAATCGATCTCCAGATGGCCTTTGAAGCGGACACCGCAACGGAGAGTGAGGAATATTTTGAGGCCCCGGAGGCACAGCTTCCGCCCACTATACCTGCGGCGGAACTTTCGCCAGAGCTTCCGTTCGAAGCGCCGCAGGACACCCTGGAAACCGCCGCCCAGCAGGAAGAGCAGGTGAGCCTGAGTGACGTATGACATTCTTGCCACTGGCTCAACCGGAAACTGCGTCATCATAAACGGAGAGATTGCCATTGACATGGGCATACCCATGAAGAAGCTGCGGGAGAGCGGGTACATCAAGAGCCTGAATCTGGTGCTTCTCACCCATGCCCACGGGGACCACTTCAAACCTGCCACGGTGCGGGCGCTCCACCTGGAGCGTCCCACCCTGCGGTGGGTGTGTTGCAAGTGGATGGAGCCGCATCTGCTGGAGGCCGGAGTTGATAAACAGTCGATTATTTTGATTAAGCCTGGTAGATGGTATCAATGCGGATTTTGCATCCAGTTTAAGGCGGAAATCATTCCGCATGATGTACAAAATTGCGGATACCATTTGAAGCTGGACTATGAAACGATATTTTACGCCACTGACACCAGCACCCTTGACCACATTGAAGCCAAAAACTACGACTACTATCTCATCGAAGCCAACCACACCCGCGCCGAAATCGAAGCCCGCATAGCGGACAAGCAGTCCAGGGGCGAGTTTGCCTACGAGGTCCGGGCGGCACGGAATCACCTAAGCCAGGAACAGGCGCTTGATTGGCTGGCCCGTAACGCTGGGCCGAACAGTCAATATGTATTTTTGCATCAGCACAAGGAGGCCACCAATGGAGACTAAATGCTGCGGGACGTGCCGTTGGGTTGCCTGCGACGATTGGAGCGAAAATCCGGAGCTTACGTGCTGTCACGGGGACAGTATGTACTTTCAGTATTGCGTTGAGACAAATGATATGTGCCCAGAATGGGAGGAACGGACATGAACACAATCTACAAACCGAAGGGTGCGGCGGCGGAAGGACAGGAACAATAAGAAAGTAAGAAAGAGCGATTCGATGAATACAGAAGTCATGTTTTCGAGCAAAACCGATTTATGGGAAACTCCGAAAGACTTTTTCGACAAACTGAACGACGAGTTTCATTTTGATCTTGATGTGTGCGCCCTCCCGGCGAACGCAAAGTGCAAGAAATACTATACGCCAGAGGTGGATGGGTTGTCTCAACCGTGGACAGGTGTTTGTTGGTGCAATCCTCCGTACGGAAGGGAAGTTGGATCTTGGGTGAGACGGGCGTTTCTTTCTTCTGTAACTGGTGCAACTGTTGTCATGCTACTTCCAGCAAGGACAGACACCAGATGGTTCCACGATTACATATATGAAAAAAGCGGAGTTGAAGTCCGATTTATTCGTGGGCGCTTAAAATTTGGGGGGTGTAAAAATAGTGCACCGTTTCCATCGATGGTTGTGATTTTTAGAGCCAAGGAGGAATCACAATGCTGAACAAGATTTTCATTATGGGCCGTCTCAAGACCGTGATTTACATTGAGTACAGGAGGGAAAACTGTGTTTGACAGAACAAAATTTCAGGTTGAAGTGCTGAAAGATATGCTTAGCGCAACAAAACGCATGATGCGTATAAATATCTCCGATGACG